TTAGCATAGATTTTGGTTGGTTGGAGAACCCTGCGTATGGTGGCGCAGGGTTCTTTTTTTTGGGCTAACTTTGTTCTATGCGTGTATGTATCGTTTACAATCAGCATCCCACAGGGTGCAGCTACTATCGCTTGGAGATGCCAAGCAGCCGGGTGCATGAGATGTTCGGCAGCGAGGCCGAGTTCGTGAGCATCGCTGACGTGCGCACTATGAGCGACGAAGAACTGCGAACGATCGACGTGTTCCTGTATAATCGCACTTGGATTGCAGGACCGATTGAGGCGGTCAAGCCTGTTGCTGACATCCTGCGTCAATACGGTGCGAAGATTATTCTTGACATGGACGATTATTGGCACTTGGGAACTGGGCACAGTTTCTACAAGCACTACCACGATACGAACATGTCTGCGATTGTCGCTGAACACGTCAAGCTTGCGGATGCGGTTATCACTACCACGACGTACCTGCGCGATGAGATCGTCAAGCTGAACCGGAACGTGACCATATGCGAGAATGTGCCGCATCTACTTTACGACCAATTCAAGCCGCAACCGACCAAGAGCGAGCGCCTACGCTTTGGCTACTTCGGCGCTGCGCAGCACACGGAGGACGTGGCCTTGCTGGAACTGCCACTGTCGCGCCTCTGCGATGATCACACGCTGGAAGGGCGCTATATGCTGTACTTAGCCGGGTGGAATGAGGGCAATCCGATATATCAGCAGTACGAGCAGGTGTTTAGTAACAAAGGGAAAAACAATAACTACGGACGGATACAAGCTGCTGATATTTACAGCTACGTTGGAGGCTACAACTTCGTTGACGTTGCGCTTGCGCCGCTTCGCGACAATAAGTTCAACAGGCTCAAGTCGGAGTTGAAGGTGACGGAGGCCGCATGGATGAACAAGGCGATAATCGCCAGCAACGTCTGCATGTATGCCGACTGCATCACCGACGGCTGGGATGGCGTGCTGGTCGACGAAAAGCAACCGAAGAAGTGGTACAAGTCGATGAAGGCAATGATCAACGAGCCGGCGATGGTGCGTGAGATGGCAGACAGGCTGACGGCCAAGATGCAGAAGCGCTTTGACATTGACGAGATCACGCGGCGCAGGTTCAATTTGTACAAAAACGTGGCAAGGGATATTTCAATAAAAGAACTTCATGCTATACCTGAAAGCCAGCCAGAGCAACACGATAGCGGTGACGTGGACGGAGCGCGCGAACAGTGCGACGGTCTACCGGTTGCGGCTGACGAACTTGGCGACGCTGGAAGCCACTGACATCTACCTGAACGCGATTGACAACCTAAGCAGCTACGAGAGCCGTTACGACAAATTCGCGTTTACCTTGGGCGCGTTGACCAAGGGGCAGTATCGCTACGAGGTGACGGAGAACCCAGCAACCTACGCCGCTGGCGACTTCGTGCAGGGCGGACTATACACTTTTACGGATAGCGGCTATGCGTATATCACCGCGGCAGTGGATCAGTCGAGCAGCGCGGAGTGGGGGTGTCAAGGTGTCAACATCGCAGGGACTGTTAACACAATTGGTGCAGGCATCGCTAACACGGCGTCTATTGTCGCGGGTTGCGCAACAGCAGGCATAGCCGCGAGGCTTGCCAATGACTTAGTGCTGAACAGTTTTAGCGACTGGTTTCTGCCGTCGCTGGAGGAACTTACCGAAGTCTATACAAACCTTGCCAGTGCAGGCCTTGGTAGCTTCGTCAATCAAAGCTACTGGAGTTCGACGCAGGTAGATGCGGCGCAGGCGTATACGGTTGACATGAACAACGGCAATGCGAATCAGCATAACAAATCGCAGACAAATAGGCATACGCGTGCTATGCGTCGCTTCCTGCTGCCAACCACGAACCCGCGAGTTCTTGAAACAGGCCTTGCTATGATTGAAACGACAGAGGGCAGCTTCACGAGTACAACAAACACCATCGACTACGTTTCTTATGACTAAACTGAATTTTAGCTTCATCCCACAGGCAGATTACAGGTATCCGCTGATGCTGCAAAGCAAGGCTAACGACCTGTACACCTTCGGCGAGATGAACGACTACCCGTACTATCTGCTCGACATCTATAAGAAAAGCGCGAAGCACAACGCGATCATCAACGGCAAGTGCAACTACATCGCCGGCAAAGGCTGGGCAGTGGATGCGGATAAGACCACCGTTGCGCAACAGGCAAAGGCGGAGGCGTTTATGGCTGACGTCAACGAAGACGATGACCTGAACGACCTGACGCAAAAGTTCGTTTTAGACCTTGAGCTATTCAACGGCTTCGCGCTTGCGGTGACGTGGAATAGAGGCGGCGGCATCGCCTTCATCGAACACGTGCCCTTTGAAAAGGTGCGCGTGTCGCTCGATGACACGATGTTTCTCATTGCCGATTGGTACGACGAACGCATGATCCGCCAGTACCCGAAAGGTGCGGAAGTTGAGCGTATGCCTAAATTCGATCCGAATAATCGCGTCGGCAAGCAGCTATTTTATTACAGGCACTACGCAGCAGGTGTCAAGCACTACCCGCTGCCGAACTACCAAGGCGCACTGGCATACATCGAGTGCGATGTTGAGATTGCTAAGTTTCATATCAGCAACATCCGCAACCAGTTTTGGGGTGGGCAGATGATTAACTTCGCCGATGGTATCCCGACGGATGAGGAGAAGCAAGAGATCGAACGGCAGATGCGCAACAAGTTCAGCGGCGCAAACAACGCAGGGCGCTTCGTGCTGACCTTTTCGACTGGCAAGGAAAACGCGCCGAGCATACAGTCGCTAACGCCGAGCGACCTCGATAAGCAGTTTGACCTGCTGAATAAACAGATCCAAGAGGAGATTTTCGTGGCGCACAACGTCACCTCGCCGATGCTGTTCGGTATCAGAACCGAGGGGCAGCTGGGCGGCAGAAAGGAACTGTCGGAGGCGTATGAGCTGTTTAAGAACACCTACATCATGAACCGCGTTTTGATCGTCGAGCGGATGATCAACTACCTCACGTCATTCAACGGCTACGAGTGCCTCTACCTGCAGCCGTTCGATCCGATCACCGAGCAGCTCTCCGAGCAGGCGCTGATGCAGATTTTGACGCAGGATGAACTACGCGAAAAGGCAGGTTATGAGCCACTGGCAGAAGCGACACCCGACGCAGGGGAAGTGGCCGTAGAAGCCAGCGCAGGCGTCAACGAGGCTATCAAGACGCTTTCAGGAAGGCAGTACCAAAACCTGATGCGTATTGTGCGCCACTACTCACAGGGCAAGGTCACACTCGAACAGGCGCGCACGATGCTGACGGCTGGCTTCGGCCTTAACCCGGAACAGGTTGACCAGCTACTGGGCGTCAAAGAGCAGGCGTTCACCGATGAAGCTGATGAGCTGGAGTTCTTGGCGCAAGTCGGCCAGCAGTTCGGCGAGGCGCGTGAAAGCTTCGAGGTGCTGCAAGAACGCGAACTTGACTTCAACGAATACGGCGAGGCGGAGTTCTTCATGCAGTTTGCAATTTCCGATGAAGATAAGGCGCTGGACGAGAAAATCGTAAAATACAGGCGCAAGCGCGAGGATGCAACGGTTGAAGAAATGGCCAAGGAGTTCGGGGTGAGCAAGGCGCGCATCCGCAAGCGCATCCAGTACCTGTTGCAGGTAAACAAGTATCCGTTGAAGCGCGGCATTGGTGAGGCGACCAAAGAGGAGAAAGTGCCTGAACCTATCGTCGAGGTGCGCTACCGGTACGACTGGCGACCAGAATATCGGGGGTTATCAAAGGCTGACGGTTACGATAAGAGCCGCAGATTTTGTCAGGTCATGATGGACTTGAGCAGCACGCGCCTTTACACACGCGACGACATCAACCAGCTGACGGCGTTGATGGGTTACAGCGTCTGGGAGCGCAGAGGCGGATGGCTGACGCTGGAAGATGGCAGGCACCGGCCGTCGTGCCGACACATGTGGGTGCAGCAGTTGGTTATTAAGAAAGGTACACAAGTTGAACGTATAGTCGAATGAGCAAGGCACTATTTATAAGCGAAAACACGCTGATCGAAAACTCCGTCATCAGCGAAAACGTAAGCTACACGCAGCTACGTCCCACGATCGTCAAGGTGCAGGAGATGCACATTCAGCCAGCGGTGGGATCGGCGCTATACGCGGAACTCGTGACGCAGGTCATCGCAGGCACTTTGTCGGCGAACAACACCACGCTGATGCAGACCTACATTCAACCCGCCATCATTCAGTGGATGTACTTTGAGCTTCCAATGGTGCTGGCCTTCAAGTTCATGAACAAGGGGATGGATCGCAGGAGCAGCACGGAGTCGTCGCCAATGAGCGAGCGTGAGATGACGCGACTGATGGACAAAAGCCGCGACGATGCGGAGTGGTACACCGAGCGCATCACGCGCTACCTGCAAGAGAACCACACGCTGTTTCCGCTATTCGACAATCCGCCAGTTGCGATTGACACGATTTACCCGGCCAACAGTGCATATCAGACAGGGATGGTGCTTGGTCGCAGGGGCAGGTATCGCGATCCGCTTGACTACCCGGAAAACAGACGCAACTACTTTTAATGGCGCACTCGAAGAACGTAAACAAACTAAAGCAATTCTATGAGCAGTTGGGTAACGATCAAAAACGACCTGATAGCCTTCGCGGAGTCGCACCTGCAGCTGAACGCAGTGGGTTTCGGCGATCCGCTGGCGATCGGCACGGACAACGTGATCAACCTGCGGACAACCGACAGGGATAGGGTCATCTACCCGCTTTTGTTCGTCGATGCGCAGAGCGCGTCAATGCCCATTGGCGCAACCAACCTAACCGTCAGCGTGCTGGTGATGGACAGGGTTGCAGACCTTCGCGGCGTGGATGCGACCATAAGCGGCAGCGTCGTCTACCGGTGGACTGACAACGAGGATGAGGTGTTAAGCGACACGCTGCGCATCCTGCAGGACTTCGTCGCGGAGTTCACCGATGATCCTGATCGCGAGTACACAATCACAGGCGCGGTTAGTGCTACGCGCTTTGTTGAGGCAAGGGATGACAAGGTCGCAGGTTGGCAGGCAACGGTGGTCTTTGAGTTGCCGTTCAGCCGCAACGTCTGCCAGATACCGACAAGTTAAAAACACGATTATAGAATTGCATAGAAACAGGCCAAACGATATTTACACTTAAAGAAAAAGACAATGAATTTAGGACAACAACTTGACGCGTTACTTGGTCGCGGAGTCGTCATGGAGTGCGTCACCGGCGCAGTCACCGGCAAGACGTATGATGCGCTGATCGTCAACGCATCGTGCAGCTTCACGACCTTGACAGGCGAGGGTGGCACTAACCTGCTGACAACTTTGGGACTTTCAGGCGTTACCGTGAACACCGGCATGATCATTTGCGGCAACGGAGGGCAGCGCATAACGGCGGTGACGCCTTCAGGAGGCAACGTCTTTGCCTATACCTTCCAGTCGGTAACTGTCGTAAGCGCGGTATAATGGCGTTGGGGTTGGGTTATGGCTTGCCGTTTGCGGTCAAGCGTCCTGTTCAGGGGTTCGCCGAAGATGTGACTTTGGCAACCAATAACGCATTGGCGGATGCGGCGCAGCGCGAAGAAGCTGGTAACTGCTTGACGGCGCGCGCCATGCAGATCATGCAAGACGTGCAGACGCAGCCTTCGCTGCTTGTTGTGCCGCAATTATACAAGGCAGGGGTGCTTTACGACCAGCTACCAACAACGCGCACCAACTTCATACCTAACAATTCAATGGCTGGGGCGACAGGTAGCGTGTTGCCGACTACATGGGCATCGGGTTCAATCCCTGCTGGCTTCACCTTTTCGGTAGGCGCAAGTGGTCAGGCAACGGCTAATGATGGCACGCTCGTTAATTATGTAGATGTAAGCGTGAGCGGAACGGCAACAGCAAGCGGTACGTTCAACCTGTTTTTTTCTGCCGCAACAGGCGCAGTAACCGCGACTACTGGCCAGACATTTACGCTATCAGCCTACGCAACCTGCATCAGTGGTGACATCACAACGCCTGCAATGGTCTTGCAGGTTCAGGAGGTGAGTGGTTCAACTTTTCAGGCGGGGACATCGACAAATATCGCCTTGGCAAGCGGTGCAGTATTGCAGCGACTTTCGGCGGTTAGAACGTTCAATCAAAGTGGCGTGACTGCGGCGAGAGGGCGCATTGGCCACCCGATTGTCAGCGGCACGACATACAGCTACACTATACGGATTGCATCGCCGCAGCTTGATCGGCTTGGCGTAGCTACGCCTATGATTGCTACCTCGACAGGAGCAGTCACTCGGCTTAATGAATCGACCGATGTAGTAGGGCTTCCTCCTGAATTTAGCGTCAGCCGCAACACAACGGCGACGCGCGTGAATAGCAGCGGGTTGATTGAGAGCGTAGCCAGCGGAGTGCCGCGCATCGATTGGCTGGGGCAGTCGTGCCCTGCCTTGTTGGTGGAGGCGAGTGGGCAGAATTTGGCGTTGCAGAGTGAGGCGTTTAATGTAAGTGGGACTTGGTCTCGGAATTTAGGGGGCACAGGATTATTACCTGTTGTAACTGCAAATTCAGTTATTTCTCCCGATGGTGGTCAAACCGCAGAAACCGTTGTGTTCGACCGGGGTGCAGGAAATACCGTAAGCGATCGAAGTTTTTTAGAACAATCTTTTACAATATTGACATCGGGAACTTACACTTTTAGCGTTTATGCAAAAGCATCTGCGTCGGGCGATATCGGGAAGCAGGTTTTTATCAGGATTGGAAGTACTGGAACATTAACGGCAATTACTTTAACCGCAAATTGGGTTAGGTACTCAAGGGCAGAAACTTCTCTGGCAAGCGGTTCTCAAGGAGTTCAAATCGGAAATCGTGGCACAATCACCGCTGACAACTCTGTAAGCGTTGACCTCTGGGGCGCACAAGTCGAAACAGGTAGCGTCGCGACTACATACATCCCCACAACATCAGGAACAGGCAGCCGTGCCGCAGATGTCATCAGCGCATCGGGTGCGCTCGTGAGTGGCTTGATAGGCCAAACGGAGGGGACGGTGTACATTGAGTATAACATGCAGACACTGGGGGTTGAGGGTTATGCAATACGTTTAGTTGCCGCAAGTTTTGACAACAGCGTTCATATACGCAGAAGTACCGCCAATTTAGTGACCTTGGAGTTGCGAGCATTAGGTTCAAGCGTGTTTTCGCAAACACTTGCCGCAACTGGTTTTGTAAAAGCGGCTATCGCTTACAAATCAGGTGATATAGCGGCATTTGTTAATGGAACACAAGCTGGCTCCACAAGCACGTCTGCCTTTACTTTTAGTGCATCATTTACATCGGTAAACTTGGGAACATTTGGAACGGCAGCATTTCTCAACGACCGCATCCGCGCCGCTGCCCTCTACACCACGCGCCTCACCGATGCCCAACTCGCCGAATTAACCCGACTATAAATGGCTACCTTCCGCAAATACGCCTTCCCCAACGAAGCGACATTCACCGCGCTACCAGTGCCGCAAGGCTTCGCAGTGCCGCTGGGCATCATTGAGGGTACATATTGCGTAGACATCCTTTGGGATGCAGAGCCAAATGCCGCCTACCTGCCCTATGAGTGCTGGCCTCCGCCTGTCGGGGTGCATACCTTCCTCGGCTGGGATGAGCAGTACGGCAAGGACTACACCGAGCGCGACGACGTATCTAACACACTAAACGAAGATTAAAATGATCGACTTCCTCAAATCCATCGGCATCAACCTCGGCCTAACCATCGCGGGCTTCTTCGGCGCACTACTGCTCGCTCCCAAGATGAAGAACTGGAAAATGCAGCTGATCGCCGTGCTTTCCGGCACGCTATCTGCCACCTACATCGCGCCAGTGATTATTGGCATCCTGAACATAAAAGCACCCAACATTGAGTACGGCCTCGCCTTCATCGTCGGATTTTCAGGGGTCAAGATCACGGAGGTGCTGGAAGTGCGGATCATGAAGCTGCTCAAGTCGACACCAAACCAATAGTATGAAAATAACCCGACGCGCAGCGAATGTTCACACCTTCGACTGCGAAGGGAAGGAGGCGGAGTTTCTGCTGGTCAGCGACCTGCATTGGGACAACCCGAAGTGCGATCGTGACCTGCTAAAAAGCCACCTTGACGAAGCCGCGCGCAGAGGCGCAAAGATCATCATGAACGGCGACACGTTCTGCCTCATGCAGGGGCGCGGTGATCCACGTCGGGGCAAGGATGAGATCAGACCGGAACACAATCAGGGCAACTACCTGCAAGCCGTCGTAAACGACGCGGTGCAGTGGTTCAAGCCCTACGCCAAGCACATCGCGCTCATTGGCTACGGCAACCACGAAACAAGCGTGATCCGCAATGTCGAGTTCGACGCCTTGCAGATGTTCGTCACGCTGCTCAACCACGAGTGCAAGACCGACATTCAGCTTGGCGGCTACGGCGGAGCGATCCTGTTCGGCTTCACGCACAGTGCTAAAGTAAACCACCGGACACGCTTTGCGATGCACTACTACCACGGATCAGGCGGAGGCGGTCCAGTGACCAAGGGCGTCATCCAAGACCAGCGGATCATGGCGATGGTTGAAGGCTACGACTGCACTTGGCAAGGTCACGTGCATGAGTTGTATCATCACGTCAACGTCATCACCTACCTCAACCGCAGCGACTATATGATCAAACAACGGCCTCTGCATCAGATACGCACGGCGACCTACAAGGAGGAATACGATGGCGGCGTTGGAGGCTTCCACGTTGAGCGAGGCAGACCGCCGAAGCCATTGGGCGGCTACTGGATGAAGCTGAAACTGATCCACCTGAACACCAAGAAAATAGACACCCGCGTCATTGATGCGACGTTTACGACGACCAGCACCCGATAGGGTATAAAGTGGTAGGATGCGCATTGATTCGTACCTTATGGGGTGTAAATTATAGTACCAATGTCAGGGCAAAGCTGACTGCAATGCTTTAACCCATCGAAATCGATGGAATTAAGTAATTTTGCAGCCTAAACAGGCATCATGCGAAACATCAAATACCTCGTCGTTCACTGCACGGCGACACCGCACTCAACTACAATCGATTCGATCCAAAACTACTGGCGGACAAACCTGAAGTGGAAGTCACCCGGATATCACAAGGTCGTCAAACCCAACGGCGAAGTCATCACGCTGGCTGATGATGACGCCGTGTGCAACGGCGTTGCCGGCTACAATAGCGTAAGCCTCCACATCAGCTACATCGGCGGCGTTGACAGCAGAGGCAACCCTGTTGACAATCGCACGCAAGGCCAAAAAGACGCACTCTCACAGGTGCTGCACGAATGGCGCGCCAAGTACCCAGCGGCTAAGATCCTCGGCCATCGCGACTTTCCAAAAGTAGCCAAAGCCTGCCCATCGTTCAATGCTACGCAGGAGTACGCTCATATTTAGCCTCCTGCTTTTTGGCTGCTGCCGGAAACATGCGGAGGTGATCCGCACGAGTGCTATCGTGCATACGGATCGGCAGGTAGTCACCGCTGGAAGTTTAACCGAGTTAACGCTCCCCGACCTCTGCGACAGTGCCGGGTTGATACGCCGCTTCGCCCTGCGCGACAGTGCGAAAACAAGCGTTCTAAGCGTCGCAAATTCAGGTAGTGGCATTGTCATACGCCTACGCAGAGATACGGTCGTAGAGCGGCTTATTCTGCGTGACACGACAATCGTAGAGCGCACTGTCGTCGTTGAGCCGAAGAAGCGCAAAAGCAGGTGGCCGATACTGCTGATCGGGGCGATTTTGGGACTGCTGGCCAGCGTCGTTTTGTTTGCCAGGTTGAAGTAACAGCGAAAAATCAAGGCTTGGAAATCGGGGGCGTCTGAAAGTTTTTTTTCGGAATGTGCCTATACGCGCTGGAAACGCAGAAAAAAAAATAAAAAAAGTTTGCATCGTATATATATATGTATGTATATTTGCATATACCAAAGCGGAAAAAAACACACTAACCCTTTAAACCCCAAACCAATGACACAACAAATTAAAGTATTCCACGCCGAGCAAGGTGACCAAGATAACACCTATATGGTCTTCGATTCAATGGGTCGCGCTACAAACATCTACATCTGCGCATCCAACATTCAAGATGCACGCAAGGTCGCAAAAATGCACGAGCGCGAAATCGGCAGTGCTTATTACAAAGTTGTACGCGGCTACAACGGCGGAGTTCGCGGCTAAAACACCAAGGGGCGCGACTTGACAACGCGCATTCTTTTAACCCTCTAAACCCAAACCAAATGCAACACGACATCATCGCACAAACACCCATCACCCTTGACAACGGCAATATCGTTGAGGCCTACATCCACAAGCTGCCCAGCGGGATGTACGCAATGCACGCCGAATATCCGTTCCGGTCAAACAGCAACCCGACGCGGACACGTCAAATTGTAGACGCGCTATTTCGCAGCCAACACCGCGACTGGTTTCGCTTCATCCGCTTCCAACGCTCATCAACACCTCTACCAATGCCAACCTTAAACCCAACCAAACCATGAACTTCATCCCCGCATACCTCTACGCGTGGCATCGCCATATCCGCTACATGCTGGAACGAACCGCAACGCCTTCATCCAGCGAAACCAAAAGGCCGCTGACGTTCAACTACGAACTTTACGGACGCTACCTTCAAGCACGTCAAAACCTTCTAAACCAAAATTAACTATGCAACAAGTACCAACGCTGTGGGATCGCATGAGAGGCGAAACCCGCGACGCCATCCAAAGCTACGAACACCCGCACAGCAGAGAGTTCTGCGTTGAGTTCCTAACACGCAAGCACTTCTATACACTCTGCACCTTCGACGAAATACAAACGCTGCTTGTAGTGCTGGGCAAAGACCGCACACTGTCTAACTTCCAAAACCTATTCTACCCATGAGCAACCTACTACTGATCCTCCCCTTCCTGCTAAGCATGGTCTACATGATGGCGGACTTCCACGACCGCTGGTGGTGGTACATATCATTCTGCGCGCTGCCTATTATTTATTTATGTATATTTGCATACCTAAAACATACCAATGAACTCAACAAAGAAGATGACACCTACACTTTCTAACCAGTCCAAAATGCAACTTACTTCTGTCTACTGCGAGGCTGACACCCTCACCCTATGCCGGGCGCGATTTGGCAGCATCCGCGCCGCGTTGAACTTCGCTGCAAACCAACCAACTAAACCAACTAAACCAGCTAAAAATGATCCACAGTAAAATAATTGAATGCATGCGAGAAATTGGTGCTATCGGTAAAAACAAAACCAATCAACAGCAAGGTTACAAATACCGCGGCATCGAGGACTTTATGAACGCCTGTCATCCAATTTTCGCGAAGCACGGAGTGTACGTGCAAACCAAAATCGTTAATATCAGTCGCGAGGAAAGAGTGTCAAACAAGGGCAGCGCACTCATTTACACAATGATGACCGCACAGTTTACATTTATAGCCGAAGATGGCAGCAGCGCAACAACCGAGGTCGTCGGTGAAGGAATGGACAGCGGCGATAAATCATCAAACAAGGCACTGTCGGCAGCATTTAAGTACGCTCTTGCGCAGTTAATGATAGTGCCCTATGCGATGATTGACAGCGAAATTGAATCGCCAATAGTAGCTGCAAAAAGCGACGACCTGCAAAACTTGCGCGTCAAGTACGGTCAAATGCTGATGGCTAAGGTCAGCGATCCCGATCAGCGATACAAGCTGGAGGCACGCGAGAACTGGGATGCGGCGAAGTACGAATCAGGAATTAAATACCTTTCAACCCTTTAAACCAACCAAACCAACCAATGACACCCATAGAATTCATCTACACCCTTCCCGCCTATCGCCGCACTTCCCTGCGGCAGATGGCGGAGGAACTGAACAAGGCAGGCATCACCACCAAGCGCGGCTGTGCGTGGAGAGCATCATCCGTATACCTGCTATTCGGCAGAGACAACAACAAGTATCACTCAACGCCGAAGTTACCGCAAGCTCACGTTACAAAAGCACTCCGCAACTTGTCACGCGCTGAATCCCTCATCCGTTCATCCCTTCAAATACTCCAAGACACCAATGGCTAACCTGCAACTACCCGCGAATATCAGCAGGGATGACATTCGCAATTTCGTGGACTCAGTGACGTCACAAGTACTGGAT